CATTGTTCGCTCTGGTATGGTGAAAGAATACCTTATCAGTAAGATTAAGAAAGAACAAGAAAATGGGTAAGAAAAAACAGCGTTCTACACAAACCTCTAAAGGTGAGCGTAGATGTGTTGCAAGAGCAACTATAAAGGCATTGCGTAGAGACTATATGCAAAGTAGTGATAGAGTGAATAACCAACTCGCTGCATTTTTAAAGGGTAAGAATGTCATGTTGACCATTCCAAACCCAAATAAGAACGAAACGAATAAAAGAATGATTCGTGTTCCAGCTGCAGAAGTGTGGCGCCGTGGTGGTAAAAAAGTTTAATAACTAAGAGGACTATATTATGTTTAATCATGTACCAGTAGATATCCCAGAGGTATCTACCAAAACAGTCAACCGTAAGCGTTTCTATGTAACACCTACTGGACTGTATCCATCCATTACAACCGTATTGGGTGTTCGTAAAGCAAAACAAAAGGGATTGCAAGAGTGGCGTAATCGTGTAGGTAATGATGTTGCCAATCACATTATGCGAACTGCTGCATCTCGTGGAACTGCTGTTCACCATATGTGTGAAGATTTCCTAAACAATATTGAAGTGACACAAGAAGGTAGAGACTTTCTGCCTTGGTGTTTGTTCTCACAACTAAAACCAACTCTGGAAAGCAGTATAAATAAAATATATGCCCAAGAGTGTGGACTTTGGAGTGAGAAATATCGTGTTGCCGGTCGTGTAGACTGTATTGCAGAATATAACGGTATTCCATCTATTATTGACTTTAAGACATCTCGTTCAGAACGTAAGGACGATTACAATCTTGAGTATTACATTCAGGCCTCTGCATATGCAGAGATGTTTGAAGAACGAACAGGAATCGAAATCAATCAGATTGTGATTCTTGTTGTAACGGAAGATGGAGCGGTTCAAGAGTTCATCAAAGAGAAGCATGATTACTTGCCTCTTCTTGTAGAAACCATTGATGACTTCACCTCACAATGGGAAAAAGAAAATGAAGAAACTACTAATGGGGGCGCTGTTACTGCTACCGCTTAGTGCATTCGCCCAAGAAGATGCACCAATATATTGGGCGCAAAAACCAATTCAATGTTCATCTACAAATGGTATTATTGAGTTGGTGAAGAAATATGGAGAAGTGCCAACAATCATTCTAAATGGAGTAACTGCACTTCCTAATGGAGCAACATCACCATCTAAGTTTGTTGTTGCTCTGAATCCTAAAACAAAAAGTTGGACATTGTTGGAATTTACTCAAGGTGATCAAGCTTGTATTTTAGGAAGTGGTGAGGGTGATATTACCTTTGGTAAACAAGGAACTAGTACATAATGGAATTGATATGGCATATCTTATTGACTGTATGTTCTGGAAGCACTTGTATCGAACAGGATGTTCAATGGTTTGATACTCAAAGTAAATGTGAATATGCTATGGTTCAATATGTGGAGATACCACCAGATGGTGATTGGGATTCTGTTGAGTATGTTTGTAAACCTGTTGGTTCAAAAAGCACTTGACATTTGAACATCAGTGTGGTATAAATATAATACAGTTTGTTGATACAAACCGAATACTAGACAGGACGGCGGGGCAGTACCGCCCGCCTCCACCATAAACACTTGGGATAGAAAAATGCACGATGTAGTAACTTATTTGCTGTTAAGATTTGTACAATATGGATTAATAGTATTGTTAATCGGTGCATTGTTTGAAGTGTTTATGATGGGGGCGAAATAGGATCGACTGATGGGGATAGGTAAGAGTAGAACTGTGGGATGGATGCCTAATAGTCCAATTAAACTAACTGCAAACGATAATTTTGCACCTCAAGGTTATGCTCTAGCAGCATAAACGGATAGGGTTTCGGTAGGTTTCCTAGTAACAGAATAACCTACCACGTTCATCCTCAGTAGAGGACGGAAGTATGCATAATGCAGAAGGAACGCACTCAACTGTAAAAAGGAGAGTGGTATGGAACTTTGGCAGATGTGGACGTATCGAAGATTGATACAAGACCACAAACGCAATAAACTTCTTAAACTACTGTGGTTGCGAAGATAGTTTATTGAAGGGTGATGCCTTAATACATCCGTGTGGATCAACGGTTAGTCCACAACACACAACACAGACACAAAGGAGAATATTATGTCTAATAGTAAAAATCCGTTTGAACTACGGTTCGACACATTGGCTCTCGCCAAAGATATGCTTGATCGTCAGTATGACACAGCACAAACTCAAATGTTTGAAATGCTAGAACAAGCAAAAACTCAACAAAAAGACCTTGTAGAAGTTTTTGAGAAGTATACACCAAAAATGTATCAACCTCAAGAAATCATGGAAAAAGCAGAAGAACTTTATAAGTTCATCACTAAGAAGGACTAATGCAGTTTGGGAATGGTCTGTTCGCCCAAGTAAAACTTAGTAGGAACACAACTTAGAGGTCGTAGATGGATACATCGTAGACCATGCAACACTCGTTTATTTGAGTGCTCTGCTTTATAAAGATAGGGGGTGGGGCGCCCTGCTCCCTATCACTTTAACTTGAAAGGAATATTATGAATCTGGAAGAATTGGCAGTAATGACCCCAAAAAAGTTTGCTATGAAAATTGAAGAAATTGTATCTAAAGGTGGTATTACATATATGGATGCGATTCTAGATTATTGTGAAAAGAATCAAATGGAGCCTGATGCAGTTGCTCCTCTCATCTCAAAACCACTCAAAGAAAAAATAGAAGCTGACGCAAGAGAACTTAACTTCTTGCCTAGAGTAGCAACCCTACCAATCTAAGGAGTTTCCAATGGAAGCGTGGGAAGCCTACCAAATGTATCTTGGTCTCAAATTGCACTTCACTAGTGAATATGACTACACACAATATGGTGGAAAAACTCGTGCATCAAAGGCATCTTTCTTAAAACGAAAGGATAGACACTTCTTCTCTCGTGTTGCCAGAAAGTATGGTGAGTCTACACAAGATTACTTTGTCAGTAACTTTGTGTGTAGTCCTAAAGGGTGGTTGGGTGACTTTAATGAAACCAACTACAACAATTCTGTAAAGTATCGTCAGGCGATGACGTATAATTTTATCACAGATATGAGATATTTATTTTCACAAATATCACATTTTGATGAAATTTTCTCTTTACAAAAGGGGC